TCTCCGTTGTTGTTAACACCGCGCCACTATAGCGCGGTTTTGTTTAGTTAGTGGTCGTACCAGCGGCCAATTCCTTAGCCCTCTGCAACGAAGCAATAGCCTCGTCGATGTCCTGCTCAAACGTCTTTGCGTGGCGTTGACCTGGCATAAGCATCTTTTTCAGCGCATGCGCCAGCGCTGGGCACGTCACACCATAAGCAACAATGACGTCGTACACGTCGATTTGAGCGCCTTTTATGGTTCGGCGGTACTTTGACACCGGTTTTGCGTTTAAATCGCTTGTGGTGAGTTCTGGTGCGTTATAATGCGCCCCATCCCCGCCGTTAGTGCCAACGATGTCGATACGCTGTTCTGATGGCCAGTCTTTGGGGCGTGGTTCGTAAGATGGATGATCCATTAAGGCTTCTAAGCTCATACATGATTCATCCCAAGCTCGGATTTCAGCCTCCTCGATAAAGAATAGTTTTCCATTCTCTGACTTGTAGAAACAATCCCAGCTGTAAAACTCCGCACCTTCCGGCGCTTTCGACCAGTCTACTTTGCTCATTTTGAATTACTCCGCAAATAACCCCGCTCATCAACATACAACTCCCCATCAGCCAGCAAGCGTTGCGCAATCTCGCGGCTATGCGGCTTCAACTCCGACAGCTTCACGTAGCCTTTCTTGCATTTTTCTAAAAGTGTTTTGTGTAGGCTTGTCATCTAAAGACGCTCCATTCCGATTAACTCTTTGTTCGTAACCTTGGCAGATTCCCGCCAGGCTCTGTTGTTGTAGTACAACGCATACTCACCTTGCGGGTTGACACGGTAAAGCGTCTGGCCCATCAGGTATATTTGGTTCAGGTGCAACCCATATTCAAAGCCTTGTCTGGCGTCCTGCTCGCCGTTAAACCACCGGTCGAACAGGGCGGATTGGATGTCTGGCGTCATTTGTACTTAACCCCCGCCGCCTCAAGCGCATCCTCAACATCAACCAGCGATACGACTTCAGACATGCCGTCGGTTTCTGGCTTGCCACAAACCCCAATCTGAACGAACCTCTGGATTTGAGTAAAGCCATTCTCCGGATGTAATTGCGTCCGACCCATACTTTCGAGCTGCCCACTCCTCAAAGCTTTTTCTCATTTGCTTTTTACTCATGCCGTTTCATCCTCCATCTTCTCATTTAACTCTTTCCGCCGCTGTGCATGCTGGCGGTATTCATCTGCGGGACTTAGCCCACCAAAAAACGCCGCATGCCGCTGGCGGTCTTGTTCCCATTGGTCGGCGTCGTGTTTGCAGCCAAGCCAAGACCACACCTGCTCAGTTGACGCGCCAATCATTTTGCCAATCTGCGCGTAGTTGCGGTGTCCGGCTTGCCGCAGCTCGATAGCTTGCTGCTGTTTACTCTTCATCAGCCATAGCCTCTAAAATCGCCGCATCCGCAAAACAAACCGCCTGATTAGCGTACATGCAAAGCAGGCCGGCACTGTACGGCATAACGTCAGCAAGCTGTTTCAGGTCGTAGTCAATGACTGACCGCATTGGTTGCCAGGTGGTCATTTGCGCACCGCCATAGCCTGCTTAGCCTTGCGCTCGATAATATCCCCGCAAACCAGCCGTACCATGTTACGAATAACCGGCTCGTCTGTTGCTGCCACCACGTCGCAAAACTGAAGCAACTGCGCATCTGTCAGAAAAGGCAACTGCTCAAACAGCTCGTATCCGGTCACGTGCGTTTGTTCGCGCATTGCGTCAAGCGCCATGTCGTAGGCTGCGTCGCGGTCGGCTTGGTGGTTGTGTAAGTGGTTGTCGTGTGGTGTCATCACGCACGCTCCAGTTTTTCAACCAAGAAAAGCATCAGCTCTTTAGCGTATCGGCTGGACAAATAAACTTCAGCATATCCGCCATCTTCCGATGTAATACCAATGTGCAGACCAGAATCATCTGGTTGAAACTCAACGCTGTCTTTTGGGTTTGCGTCACATACAAATTTCATTTTCTCTCTCCATCGTTGTTGATAAACCAATCATAACACCGGTTTCATGCGGTGGTGGTCTGACCAGCGGGTTGGTTGTCTTTTCTGTGCTTGTCAACCAGTAAACCATCGCAACCAACTTTTGCCCTTATAGCCTTATATACCCGTTTAAAGGATCTAATATGTATCTTCTCGCGCGTATATACGCTTTAAATTACAATATACACTACTTAATACAAATATTAGTTTACTGGTTGCTAAATGGCTGTAAGCCGCATTTTTAAAGGCTCACAGAAGCAACCAGACAGAAAAAAGCTAGTTGCTTCTGGTTTATTGGTTGCAGTCGAATGATTTGTTGGCAACCAGCTTTTCGATTTGGCAACCAGCACTTTTAAGTTGGTTGCGTAAAAAAGCCCTCATTTGAGGGCTTGGGTTGCTTCTGTTTTTTGCTCAAAAAGGAACTTTAAACCATCCTTTTTGCTTACCGAATCTGTTTCCAAATTGCATCGTTGACTTCGCCTTTTCCCAGTCAGTTAAGCTATTCATAATAGCAGTTATGCGGTTGCTATCCATGCGTTTTAGCTCTCGCCCTTTCATCTTCAGGCAGTCTTCCCATATTTCAATACAGCAAACCTTATCGCGTTTTTCTTCGCTGTTTTCTAAGTTGTCAAAATCCGTATTGCTGTCGTACCTACTGGTTTTCGCTGTCTCATTTAGCCATGCCTCAATAACGCCTTGCCACGAATCAGACTCCCGCTTTTCCTCCTGGGCGCTGGTAGCAATCTCTCTGGCCTCTTTGCTCAACAAGGTGGTTTCGTCGTCAATGCTGTACAACGTGTATGCTTCGGCCCATATTTGGTCGACTTCGCTTTCCAGCTTGCCGAAGTCGATACTCTCGCCGTATGGTATTTTCGATTCGATAGGCCACCAACGACGGTTGCCGGTACTGTCTTTTAGGTATTCTGACTGGTTAGTCGTACCCATTAAAATAAACTGGCGGCGATACTCTGCGGGATGTCTGGCATACGCCAAACGAACTGTTGTCGAGCGGCTACTGATGAACGCCTTTTGCACTTCTAAATCGTGACGGTTGGTTGCCCCCATCTCGTTGAGTTCTACAATCAGCCGACCTTGCGTTTCTTCTATGGCTATTTTTGGATCAAAGCTCGTCAGTTCCCCATACCACTCCCGACGCGCCAACATCTCAATAAATGTAGATTTACCAATGCCCTGAGCGCCACCAATCACCGGTACGCTGTCAAACTTAAAGCCTGGTTCATAAACCCTAGCGACTGCTGCAACCAGACAACACTTTGCCGCCTCGCGTGTGTATGCGTTGTCATCGCACTTAAAGTAATCAACAAACAATCCGGACAGCCTTGGTGTACCGTCCCACTCGACGCTTTCTAAATACTCCTGCACAGGGTGGAAAGCATTTGCATGCGCTCTGTCTTCGATGGCCTGTTCGATTTTGGATTCAGGGAAATCGACGTCGTATTTCCGCCCAATATGTTTTCGCACCTTGTAGCTGTGTTCTGAATCCCACATCTTGCCTGTGCGCCCTATCTCGACACGGCTTGAAAACTTGTTGAATGCAGGTATTGCGTTTATTTTCTCGTCGTTTTTTAGTATGATGGTTGCGTTTAAAAAAGTCGGTTTGATTGTGCCGTTTTCCGCAATCTGCAACGAGGCTTGCCAGTTTTCCTCGGCTGGTTTTGCCTCGTCTGTTTCTATCTCGTCGAAGTCGTCAAACACATCCTCGTCGTTGATTTTCAGAGCTACAAGCTCACCTCTGATTTCCTTATTTTCGGTTGCCCATTCGCGCATGGCACTATATGAGGGTAGTTTGGATACAGGGGTGCCAAATTTAGCATCTTCATCCAGGTGTCCAAACTTGTGTATGCGGATCAAATCAAACGCATTGCAGGTTTGCTTACCTGCAGGGTCGGTATCGTGATTGCTGTACGCATGTACGCTCTCATACACCACCAAACCGTTCGTCGAACTACCTTCTAAAAACGTGTAGCGGTCTTGCTTCTCTCGGCGGTATACGTCGCTTAATTCTTCCTCTATTGCGCGGTGAATGTCGTACACACGGCAAACTGCGCCGACTAAGTTTTTCTTTTCTCTCGGATCACCAAGCTTTTTAAGCCGCTTGGTTAAGTCACGAGTTTCACGACTAGACACCGGCCACAAAGAAGCGTCGCGCCAGTCCGAACCATACTCAGCCAGAAGACTGTCTACAACGACAAACGGCTTGTCGTTGTGCTTGAAATAGAAAGGTGCGTCGCATGAGCTGCTAGGCCAATACATCAAACGGTTTACGTCGTATGTTGTATCGTCGAAATAGTCTATGCCAATCTTATCAGCCAGCTTACGCATTGCAGCCTGGTACTCATCTGGCAGCATCGGGCGGTCTGTTACCACAACCAGACGATAACGTGGTCTACTTTCACTGTGTTTGTGCGTGCTGTAAATTGTGTAATTAAAGTCGCTAAGCTCGCGGCTAACTGCGTCTAAAAAATGCTTATCTGCAAAGTCCGCATCCAGCGTCATTGCGCTACGGTTTGCAACACTGGCCTTGTCTCGTCTACCGCCCTTAAGCGTACCAGCCACAAAGCCGCCGACGTCTTTGATGGCGTCTTGCTCGGCTTTCGGCATCGCCATGTATTCGTCTATGGTTTCTGGTGTTCTGACAGTCGTTGCCAGCTTTGCGGCAAAATCCTGAATGGTGATCGTCTTATTAGACCACTTGGCGGCCTCGCGCGTATTTGCGGTGGCAATATTAATTTCTTTATCGAAAGCAACTTGTTCTAAGCGCTTTTCCTCATTGGCTAACATTATTCGTTTCCTCCATAATATCGACTGCTTTAAAAAGGCCACCGCTTAACCGTTCGACTTCTATTGCTCGTTTTGGCGGCAAACCCCCACTGTTCAGCCAATGCGTAACTGCTGAGCGGTCAACGCCCAACTTTCTCGCCATTTCCGACTGCGAACCAAACCACTCTACAATTTGCTGAATCATTATTGACTATACCCCTCATCTGATGTATGTTTAGTGCTACTCAACAAGAGTATAATATAAAAGGAATCCAATCAAATGTCACTAGAAATTGAAATCCAAAAATTGACCGCAGAAATCCAAAAACTGAACAAAAACCTGATTTTAATGCTGACCACTCCAGCAGACCAGTTGTTGAAGATTGAGCCCGAGCAAACACCAGAAACGGTCCCTGCCGCTGCTCCTGCCGCTGCTCCTGCCGCTGCTCCTGCCGCTGCTCCTGCCGCTGCTCCTGTTGCGGCCGCGTCTTCTTTCACACAAGACGATTTGCGCCGTCTTTGCATGGCTAAGGTGAAAGAGGACCGGACGTTTAAAGATACACTCAAAGACTTTTTAAGTCGGGTATATGGTGTCACTAAAACGTCTGATGTTCCTGACGACAAAGTGCAAGAAGCCTATTTGCGTATTGAATCAGGCAATCTGTAATGGTAGCCCATGCCAAGCTAAGCGCCAGCGGCTCAGAACGCTGGCTAAACTGCCCTGGTAGCGTCAAAGCCGAAGAAGGACACAAAGACAAAGGTTCTTTTTTTGCGCTTGAAGGTTCTCGGGCTCACGCATTGGCCGAGCTCTGCTTTCAGCGCGACTGCTTTGCTGATGAGTTTTTAGGTCATGAGCTTGAGGGCGGTCAAGTTGACGACGAAATGGTCCAGCACGTAAACGGGTATGTTAGTTATGTCAGGGCGCTATGCTCTGGTGCTGATTTTTTTGAAGTTGAGCAGCAATTAGATTTTGCTCAGTGGGTACCGGAAGGATTCGGCACATCAGATGTGGTCGCCCTAAAAGGTGACACTCTAATTATTTGCGATCTGAAATACGGCAAAGGTGTTGAAGTAAGCGCAGAGGAAAACACACAGCTGATGCTTTATGCGCTAGGTGCCATCGCTGAATATGAGTGGTTAGGTAATATCGAGAAAGTTCTTCTTTGTATTTACCAGCCGCGAAAAAACAATTACAGCGAATGGGAAACAAGCGCTAAAAAACTGCTTGCTTGGGGCGATTGGGTAAAAGAACGCGCCGCTCTGGCGCTGACTGCCGATGCTCCGCGACAACCAAGCGAAAAAGCCTGTATGTGGTGTAAGGCTAAGGCAACTTGTCCTGCGCTGTACGCTCACACCCAGTCTGTGATCGGAGCTGATTTCGAAGATTTGACAAACCCCGATAGTCTACCAGTCGAGCAGCTTTTAGTTGTGCTTGGTGCAAAAAAGCTGATTGAAGGTTATCTATCTGCTGTGGCTGATTACGCCATGACTTTAGCCGAGCAAAACTCTTTGCCAGGTTACAAGCTGGTTGAAGGTCGTAGCGTTAGGCAATGGCGTGATGACGCAGAAGCAGAAAAGGCACTGGCGGCAATAGTTGAACCGGAAAAGCTATACAAAAAAACATTTGTATCGGTGGCACAAGCCGAAAAGCTTTTAGGCAAGAAAAACGCAGCTGCTCTATCTGAGTTGGTTGTCAAGCCTCGCGGAAAGCCGTCTCTGGTGCTTGATTCTGACTGTAGAAAACCAATTGGCGATTTTTCTGATGATTTTGAAAATATCGCTTGACCGTAAATTAATGTTGAACTAATCTAAACAAAGCCAAACGGCTAAAACCTAAAAGGATACAAAAAATGTCTGATTCAAAAATGAAATTAAAAACAGTTCGTCTGTCTTTTCCGTCTTTGTTCAAAAAAGCTGTATTCGATGGTGTTGAAACCAAATTCGAAGCAACTTTTTTAATCAACAAAAGCACACAAGCCGATTTAGTTAAGCAGATTAACTCGACAATCGACGCTTTTCTGGTTGCCAAATTCGGCGAAGGTAAAATTCCAAAAGGTATTAAACGCACCTGCTTTGTTGACGGTGACGAAAAAGAATATGACGGTTATGCTGGTCACATGGCGTTTAAAGCCGGTACAACTCGCCGCCCAACCATTATTGACCGCGACAAAACTCCGCTGGTTGAAGAAGACGGCAAACCTTACGCCGGCTGCTATGTGAATGCTGTGGTCGATTTGTGGTACTCTGACCATCCGAAAGGCGGTAAGCAGGTTTTAGGTAATCTGCTGGGCGTCCAGTTTGCTAAAGACGGCGAACCGTTTGGCTCTGGCGCTGTAGATGTTGACGACGAATTTGACGATTTAGACGACGACATTTAATTTAGTTTGCCGCCTTCGGGCGGCTTTTTACTTAAAAAACGGGATACCCTCGTTATGAAAATTATTTTAGACACTGAGTGTTATATTAATTATTTCCTTGTCTCTTTCCTTGATGAGACTGGTAAAAAGCTTGTCAACTTTGAGAAGTTTAATGACAGCGAATTTCCATCTGATCGCGTCAAAGCGGTCATGTCAAAGCGAACCACCGTCGGCTTCAATTCAATAAATTACGATTTGGCTATGCTCACAGCGGCTTGCGCTGGTTGGTCAAATGCAGAGCTCAAAAAGCTTTCAGATGCACTGATAACTTCTGGTGATCCAGCTTGGCTAGTCTGCCGCAAAAACGAAATAGAAATACCCGCTTCTTGGGACCATATCGACTTAATCGAAGTTGCACCAGGACAAGCCAGCTTAAAAATATACGCTGGTCGCATTGATGCGCCAAAGATGCAAGACCTACCAATATCACCGAGCAAGACCATCAGCGAGCAAGACAGACAGGAGCTTTTAACTTACTGCCGCAACGACGTAGACAATACACTGCTTTTAATGCGCTCACTTGAAAAGCAAATAGCTTTGAGGGAGAAGATGAGCAGCCAGTATAAAATAGACCTGAGAAGCAAAAGCGACGCTCAAATTGCTGAGGCAGTGATTAAACTAGAGCTCACCAAGAAAACCAAAAAGCGATATTCCCGCCCATCTATCAAGCCTGGCACAGTGTTTAAATACAAGCTGCCCGATTTCATTCGGTTTGAAACCGCAGAACTCAAAGCTGTGCTGGAGCTGGTTCTAAACTCTGATTTTGTTGTTGGTGACAACGGCCAAATCGAAATGCCTGAAAGCCTTGCTGGTTTATCTATTGATTTCTTTGGTGGCGTGTATCGCATGGGTATTGGTGGTTTGCATAGTTCAGAAAAATGCGCTGTCCATGAATCAACACCTGATATTGTCTTGGAGGAGCAAGATGTTGCGAGCTACTACCCAAACATTATTTTAGGCCAAAACCTTTATCCTCAACATCTTGGGTTACCGTTTTTAGACGTGTACGGCGGTATTGTACGCACCCGTTTAGCTGCAAAGGCCGCTGGCGACAAAGTAACAGCCGACACCCTTAAGATTACGATTAACGGGTCTTTTGGGAAATTGGGCTCTAAATGGTCGCTGTTATACGCACCTGACCTGATGATACAAACAACCATCACCGGACAGCTTGCGCTATTGATGCTGATTGAACGCATGGAGCTTGCAGGAATAAAAGTTGTCAGCGCCAACACTGACGGCATTGTGCTCAAATATTCAAGACACCGCATAAACGAAGTTCGAAGCATAGAAATGGGCTGGGAGCTTGACGCAGGTTTTACGCTTGAGGAAAACGAGTACAAAGCCATTTATTCGCGTGACGTCAACAACTACATTGCAGTAAAAGCAAACGGTTCATACAAAGGCAAAGGCGCGTATGCTGATGCTGGGCTTATGAAAAACCCAGCAAACCGTATTTGTGTAAAAGCTGTTGTTGCGCTTTTAACCGATGGTGTTCCAGTAGACTCGACAATAAAAGCCTGCCGCGACATAACGCAGTTTGCAACTATCCGACAAGTTAAAGGCGGTGCAGAAAAAGATGGTCGCTATCTCGGGAAAGCCGTTCGATGGTATTACTCTCGCAAAACAGACACCCCGATTCTGTACACCAGCAACGGAAATAAAGTGGCCCGTTCGGATGGAGCAATGCCGTTGATGGATTTGCCCGATACCTTCCCGTCAGACATAGATTATGACTGGTACATTGCAGAGGCCGAGAGCATTTTAAAGGACATTGGTTATGCTGGAATCTAAAATAGAACGCGCTTTAGTTCGTCGCGTTGAATCGTTGGGCGGATTGTGTGAGAAGTTCACAAGCCCAAACCGCCGAGCAGTACCAGACCGCATTGTTACGCTACCAGGTGGTCGCATTGTTTTTATTGAGCTGAAAGCCCCTGGTGCAAAGCCAACAAAGTTGCAGCTGCTGGACCATGCCAACCGTCGGGCGCTTGGCTGCGATGTGCGTGTGATTGATTCTCTGGAGGCCGCCAATGCTTTCACGGGATAATTTACACGAGTACCAAGAGCGCTGCGTAAATTTCATTCATAGCACACCAAAATGCGCATTGTGGCTCGATATGGGCTGCGGAAAAAGCACAACCACGCTTACAGCTATTTCCGACTTGCTGGACGGGTTGGCGGTTGAACGTGTGCTTGTGGTTGCGCCGCTTCGAGTAGCGAAAAGCGTTTGGGCGCAAGAGGCGAAAAAGTGGGATCATTTAAAGCATTTGCGTTTCAGTGTTGTGGTCGGAAACGAAAAGCAGAGAGTGGCTGCATTGCACTCAACTGCTGACGTTTATGTAATTAACCGAGAAAACGTGAAATGGTTGGTTGACTTCTACAAACGCAAATGGCCTTTTGATTGTGTTGTTCTTGACGAAAGCAGCAGCTTTAAAAGTGCTGGCAGCCAACGATTTAAAGCACTTAAGAAAGTATCCGATTTAATTTCTCGAATGATACAGCTTACTGGCACACCTTCGAGCAACGGTCTTTTAGATGTGTGGGCGCAGATCGCGTTACTCGACAACGGCCAGCGCCTTGGTCGAACAATGACAGCATACAAAAGCCGTTTTTTTGAATCTGATTACATGGGGTACAAGTTCACTCCAATAAAAGGTGCTCAACAGCTCATAGAAGGTTTAATTTCAGATGTTGTCGTGTCTATGCGAGCAGAAGATTATTTAGAGTTACCGGAGCGCATAGATTTACAAGTTGACGTTGAGCTCAGCAAAAACGCTCAGGACCAATACCAAGAGCTTGAAAAAGAGTTTTTATTGGAGATAGACAGCGAACAAGTAACTGCATTAAGTGCCGCGACACTGGCCGGTAAATTGCTGCAATTCTCAAACGGAACACTTTACATAAACAAGCATGGTAATTTTGTCGAAATACATAACGAGAAGCTTGATGCTCTTGAAGAGATTGTCGAAGTAAACGACGAGCCGATTCTGGTGGCGTACAACTTTAAAAGCGATTTGGTAAGGCTAAAAGAGCGATTCCCGTTTGCAGTTGCGCTCGACAAAGACGAAAAGACAATTGACCGCTGGAACAACGGCGAAATCAAAATGCTGCTGGCACATCCAGCGAGCGCGTCGATGGGTCTGAATCTTCAGAGAGGTGGTTCAATCATTGTTTGGTTTGGCCTTAACTGGTCACTTGAACTTTACCAGCAGTTTAATGCAAGGCTTCACCGCCAAGGGCAAGACAAACCAGTTCGTATAATCCACCTGGTGGCAAAAGGTTGTATCGACGAAAAGGTGTTGTTGGCAATTAAAAACAAGGCCAAAACACAAGACGATTTACTTAACGCATTAAGGACTTAAAGATGAAAGCAATACAGACACGATATAAAGGTTATCATTTTCGCAGCCGTTTAGAGGCTAGGTTTGCGGTTATGTTTGACGCACTTGGTTTAAAGTGGCAATACGAGCCGGAAGGATATGATTTAGGTAACGCAGGTTGGTATTTACCTGATTTTTATCTGCCTGATTTAGATGCTTGGGTGGAAGTTAAAGCTAAGCAGTTAAATGAAGACGAGCGGGAAAAAGCGTTTGCTCTTTCTTCTTTTACCGGTAAGCCGGTGATTGAGCTTTGCGAAATACCAGATCCAGATTGCGTCGCTAAAACAGGCTGTATGTTCGCTAATTTTTATTACGGAGTCGATTGCGAAAAGCTGGTTGAAGTCCCCACCATGCCGATGCTTTTGGATTTCTACATGGAACAAAACGAGCTCAAAGAAGGCGACTTAAAAGATGCTCTCAAATGGGACGTGGCATATTATCAAAGCAAATACGGTCAGCATCACCCGCATCATTTTGAAAGGGGAATCATTTACAAAGGTGAGCTTTTTAATCTAGGCTCTAAGCTTTATAACGCTACAATCAAAGCACGCTCAGCAAGATTTGAGCATAAGTAGTCACCCAACTACAAACCCTTCACTATGATAACCACCACGCCGCCAGAAGAAGTACCGGCGGCTGTGTTGGAGCGGTTTCGCGTTGAGGCTGTTGAGGTGGTGGCACTGGTTAGCAATGGAGATAGGAAAGATGAAAACAATAATAAGCCTGTGTGACTATACAGGAATCATGGTTAAACCCTGGGTTGCTGCTGGATATAAAGCTGTATTAGTTGACCCACAACATGAAAGCCACAGCATAAGCGGTAGAATTGAGCGCATACCGCTAACACTTAATGAAGCAATGCCAAGGCTTGGTGAAATCATCAGAACGCACCAGGTTTGTTTTGTGGCCGGATTTCCGCCATGCACTGATGTAGCTGTTAGCGGTTCCAGATGGTTTGTAGCAAAAGCAGAGCAAGACAAGTTTTTCCAAGCTAAAGCGGCGCTGGTTGCGGAACAGTGTAGAGTTATCGGGCAGATTGCTGGTTGTCCCTGGTTCTTTGAAAACCCGGTCAGCGTGTTTAGCTCAATATTTGGAAAGCCTGATTACACGTTTAATCCGTGCGACTACACAGGGTATTGCG